AATAATATCAAAACTAAAAAAAAGAATTAGAATCGTACAAGGCGGAACATCAAGTTCTAAAACCTTTACGATTTTACCTTTTTTAATACAGTATGCAATACAAACTCCAAAATCTGAAATATCGGTTGTAGCTGAATCAATACCACATTTAAGAAGAGGTGCTATAAAGGATTTTCTTAAAATAATGGATTGGACAAATAATTTCAATCCCAATAATTTTAACAAATCAAATCTAACTTATAAATTTTCAAATGGCAGTTATATTGAATTTTTTAGTGCAGACCAACCTGATAAATTAAGAGGTGCAAGACGTGATATATTATTTATAAACGAGTGCAATAATGTAACCTTTGAAAGTTACCAACAGTTATCAATCCGTACAAAGAAATTTATTTATTTAGATTACAACCCTACTAATGAGTTTTGGGTGCATACTGAATTAATGAATGATAATAATTCAGATTTTGTAATACTTACTTATAAAGATAACGAAGCACTTGACGAATCTATTGTTAAAGAAATTGAAAAGGCAAAAGTAAAAGCTGAAACGTCAACTTATTGGGAGAACTGGTGGAAAGTTTACGGACTTGGTCAAATAGGTACTTTAGAGGGCGTTATATTTAACAATTGGCAAACGATAGACACAATTCCTGATGAAGCAAGGTTACTTGGTTATGGATTAGATTTTGGATATAGTAACGACCCTACAAGTATAATCGAAGTTTACAAATACAACGATGTAAGGATATTGAATGAAATTTGTTATAATAAAGGTTTAAGTAATAGTCAAATATCAAAATACATAACTACTAAATTACCTTGCTATTGTGATTCAGCAGAACCAAAATCAATAGATGAGTTAAAAAGCTACGGAATTAAAGCAATAGCAGTAACAAAAGGTAATGATAGTATTAATTTTGGAATACAAACAATGCAGGAGCAAGATTATTTAATTACAAAACAATCAATAAATTTAATAAATGAGTTAAGAAAATACTCTTGGGATAAAGATAAAAAGACAGGATTAAAACTAAATAAACCAATTGATAATTTTAATCACGCCATTGATGCGATTAGGTATCACGAAATGGAAACGTTAGGATTAAGAAAAAACAAAGGAAAATATTATACAGGGTAATTGTAAAATTATCCTTTTTTTTCGTTATATAAGTATGAGAATAGAAGTACCAACATCGTTAGAGCATATTACTATTAAGCAGTTCCTTAAATGGAAACACGCAACAGAGAATAGTTCAGAGGAGTTTTTACCTTTTCAATTAATATCAATCTTTTGTAATATTGAATTGAACGAGGTTATTAAAATACCTTTAAAGCAATTTGAAGACATTATATTTACAATCGGTAAAGCATTAGAAGAAACACCTAAACACGTTCAAAGATTTATGATGAATGGTGTTGAATACGGATTCATTCCAAACTTTGATAACGTAAGCACAGCAGAATATGTTGATTTAGATACATACATTGATACTGATGTTTTAAAAGCTATGATGGTAATGTATAGACCGATTAACCAAACATTTGGTAAAGACTTATACAACATCAAAGAGTACAATGGTACTGATGGATTTGAAATTATGAATGACGCTCCTGCCTCTGTATTTTTAGGTGCAAAGGTTTTTTTTTGGAATTTAGGAACGGACTTAAAGAATTATATTCCTCGTTATTTGGAACGAGTAACAACGGAGGAGGAGAAAATTATTTTGGAGAAAAATGGGGTTGGTATATCTCAATTGACGCAGTTGCTGGAGGGGATAGATTTAAACACGAACAAGTCTATGGACTTACAATATATCAATTCCTTACACATTTAGAGTTTTTAAAAGATAAAAACCAAGAAGAAGTAAGACAAATAAAAGCAAATGAGAAACGCAGTTAATAATTGTTTAGAGTTATTAGTAGGATATTTAAACGAGGACATCGATGTAAATACTATTACTATATTTCAGACAGATGATGATATAGATTTTAATAAAAAGAACATTTATAATTTAGTTAATATAGGTATTGTATCGAGTAACTTTGAAAGTAAAACAATAGGTTTCGAAGTTTTGTTTATTACGCAAAGAGATGACGTTAAAACAACGATAACAAACAAGTTAGAGGGTAATGACAACCGAGTAGATAATATTCAAACTGCACACTCTGTAATGAATAATTTGCTTAAGAAGTTAAGACTATTAAACAACAATTACGATATTCAATTTATAAGTGCAACAGAGCCACAGATATTTTTTAAGGCGTACACTAATGGAATGGATGGAATGACAATTGAAATCGTTTTACAATATCCTGATAACGATACAAATGTTTGTTGTGATGGATGCTAATAATGAATTAAATAAAACACTTTCTAAATTTACAAAGTATGTAGTTCAACAAAGTAAAAGCAACTTAACACGAACTGATAAAAATGTAAAAAAGAAACTTTATAATTCCATTAAAGGTGATTCATTTGTAGGTAAAAACTCAATAGGTATTTACTTTGAAATGGAAGATTACGGAGAGTTTCAGGACAAAGGAGTTAAAGGTAAAAGTAGTTCGGCAAAAGCGCCAAATAGTCCGTTTAAGTTTGGAAGTGGCACAGGTAAAAAAGGCGGTTTAACAAGTGGTATTTTAGAGTGGGTTAAGGCAAGGCGTTTTCAATTTAAAGATAGAGAAAGCGGAAAGTTTATGAGTTATGAGAATACCGCATTTTTAATCACACGTTCAATATATCAAAAAGGAATAAAGCCAAGTTTATTTTTTAGTAAACCATTTGAGGCAGGATTTAAAAGATTACCAGATGAAGTTATTGAAGCATACGGGTTAGATTTAGAAAAATTAATGAAACAAAGTTTAAAGATATGATTTTATTTTGTAGTAGAGTACCATATATAATTGAGGTTGATGGAGATTCATCTCAAATAGCAACTAAAATAGAATTGACAATTTGGGGTTTTGATGAAACAGAACCATCAACACCAACTCACGTAATTGAAAAGGAAATTTTTTCACCTACTCAATATGTAGGTGAATACAATATTAGTCCATTTGTTTATGACAAATTAAACAATACTAATAGAGCGTTGTTTGTTAAAGTAAAATCATATTATAAAATAAGTACAGATTGGATTTCAGCAGATGCAATTGAATTAATTGGTACTAAAGGGTATGATGAAAGCAATCCACTTTTTTCAGGTTATTATGTTTTAGAAAGTTTTGTTGATAAAAGATATTATTTAACTCCAGATCCTTTTACAAATGAGTTTTTTACAGGTTTGAAAATAGATATTATTTTTAATTTTGATACTTATTCAGAATTAAGAGTTAGATATTTTACAGATACAGCAGATGAAATTGTAGATTATACGGAATATGAAGGAATAAATTATTTAAGTATTCCAAAATCAACTTACTATTCAGGTGATTTTGCACAAGGCAATTCTTTTGAATTGCAATATAAATTTGAGGGTGATTGGGTAACATTTTATACAGGTGAAGTTACTCCAGAATGTGAGCCTAAATTTAATCCTTATGTTTTAACTTATACAAACATTTTAGGAGGTCAATCACAATTGTACTTATTTAAAAAGTCAACTATAAGCAACGAATACAAATCGAGTGAATATAATTTAGCAGGTAGTAAGCAAGTATTTAATAAAAACGGAGTTCAAAGTTTTAAATTAAACACAGGTTGGATTAGTGAGGATGTAGTTAGAGCAATTAGACAAATGATGTTGAGCGAAAATTTAGCTTTAAATTCTTCAGACTCAGAAATATCAACTTATGTAGTTTTAAAAAATAGTTCGTTTATAGAAAAAACAAATTTAAACGACAAAGTAATTAATTATGAATTTGACTTTGAAAGTGCAACTCCATTAATACAAAATTACGTTTAAATGAGTGTAGAAATTTACATAAAAGTACAAGACGAATATAAACGATTAGATTTATTTAAAGACGAAAATATATCGGTAAATAGTTCTATTCAAAATATTAACGACCTTTCAAAAGTATTTACAGATTTTAGTCAGTCTTTTACTATTCCTGCAAGTCCAAACAATAATATTATTTTTAACTATTGGAATGATAACGGAATAGTTAACGATACATTTGACCATCGAATTAGATACGATGCAAAGATTGAACTAGATACTATTCCATTTCGTAACGGACAAATACAAATTGAAAAGGCAAACGAAAAAGAAAATGAAATAGAAAGTTTTACGATTACTTTTTATGGACAAACCAAACAATTAAAAGACTTATTTAAAGAAGAGGAATTAACTGTTTTAGATTACTCAAGTTTAAATCACACTTATAATTATGGTGAAGTAGTAGGGCGTATAAATGGTTCTATATTAGATGATGTTAGATACCCTATTATAAATTCAAATCGCAGGTATGAGTATTTAACAGGAACTGCTAACGATGTTACAATAGGAGGTACTTTAAATCGTTCGGTTATATATTCAGATTTGTTCCCTGCTATTCCTGTTTCAAAAATATTTGAGTTTATAGGTAATAGATACGGAATTTCTTTTGAGGGTTTCTTTTTATATACAACATATTTTACAGATTTATATTTGTATTGCAAAAGAAATGAAGACTTAGTTGTTTATACTGAACCTGTTAGAATTAATTTCACTTCTAAAGATAGTAACTTTCCTGATTTGAATTTAACTACTGATGTTTACACTTCTAATTGGAGCGGTTCTTCTGGTCTTTTACCTCCTACATTTCAAAGAACGTGGATAAGAATATTTCCATCAAATCCAGCTATTCAATACAAAGTAACAATAAGAACTACTAATGGAGTTATTACGCATACTTTTGAAAATCTATTTGGAAATCAGGAGTTGTTATTTTTAGACCAATCGAGTGGAGTGCCAGTTCCTTATTATTTTGAAGTTGAAAGTATAACGCCTTTTAGCTTTACAAGTGAATTACGTAATTTTAAAGTGCAACCAAATATTGGTTCATTTGGAACAACAACAACGCAAAAAATTGGATACGCAACATCACAATCAACTTCAAGCATTATAGATATACAGACTTATATACCTAAAATAAAAGTAGTTGATTTTGTTATGGGAATTGTTAAAATGTTCAACTTAACTATTCTTCCAAAAGGTATTAATAATTTTGAACTTGCACCGCTTGATGTTTTTTACGCATCTGGAAAATACACAGATATAACGCCTTACGTTGTTACAGATAGTATCGATATCAATAGACCTAAGTTGTTCAAAAAGTTATCGTTTATGCACGAGAAAAGCGAGAACATTTTAAACAACGCTTTTAGAAATTTATTCAATCGTGAATACGGAGATTTAGAGTATAGCGATTTATTAAGTAACGAAAGTTCGAGTTATGAAATTAAAAGTCCTTTTGAGAATGTAATGTTTGAGAAAACAATAGGATATAATTTTGTAACCGCATCGTTAATTAATAAAGACCAAAACGCATATAAGCCAAAACCAATGCTTATGTATATGAATGAGGGCGTAGTATTACCAACACCGATTAAATTCTTTGATGGTACTAACTACAATAACGTTGGAGTTTATAGAAAGTTCAGTAATGAGTTAATAACAAGCGGTACAATAGCATCCTTAAATTGGGGTGAGGAGCAAAGCGTAAACAATCCAAGCGCATTTGCTACAAATAGTTTATATTTTTTATGGTATCGTAATTATATTAGTGGCTTATATGATATTAGATGCAGGATTTTGAACTTAAAAACAAAGATTCCTGTAACAATGTTAACCGATATCAAGCTAAATGATAGGATAGTTTACAAAGATAAGAAGTACACTATCAATAATTTTAGTTCAAATCTAATAAATGGCGAGGTTAATTTTGAATTAATAACAGATTTCAGACCTGTTGAGCAACCATTCACATTAAGACCTATATACAATTTAACTGCAGAACCACAAATTATAGAAGTATCTATTTTTATTAATGACAATGATAATTTCACAACAAAATTTGATGCAATTACTAATGGTCCATTTTATGAAGATTCTAATATTTTATTTGAAGTTCCTGCAAATACAACAGGTACTGGTTTATTAACTCAAATAGAAATAAATTATTTTAACAACGGAGTATCAACATCAAAAAAATTCATTGATATAATACAAGAACCATAATGATAGGAATTATTATTAAATTACTACAACAAGATGACTTTTTAAACGTCAGTAAAAATGTAGAAATAGCAAAAGGTAAGTACGAATTACCAAAAGATTTTAAAGGTTTAAAAAATAAAATAAAAAGACAATGGCTAATATCAAAAAGGTAATTGAAATTGATGTTGACGTATTAAATGCGCAAGGTGGAATTGCCTCGTTGGGTAAAACATTTGAAGACGTAGAAAAAAATACCAAATCTTTAAAAGCACAATTAAGGGAAGCTATAACCGAAGTTCAGCAAATGAATGAGAAGTTTGGCGAAACTTCAAAAGAAGCTATTAACGCTGCTAAACGTGCAGCAGAATTAAAAGATAAAATTGAAGATGCTAACGATGCAGTTCAAGCGTTTAAAGGCGAGGGAACTTTCTTAGCAACATCAAAAGCTTTGTCATCAGTTGCAAGTGGTTTCGGAGCGGTGCAGGGTGCGATGGGATTAATTGGAGTTGAAAGTAAAGACGTTCAAGAACAACTTTTAAAAGTTCAATCCGCAATGGCTTTAGCTGATGGTTTGGCAGGATTAGAAGATGCAGGGCGTTCGTTTAAACAATTAAAAGCGGTTGCTATTGATGCGTTTAAAGGAATAAAAACAGCTATTGGTAGTACAGGAATTGGTTTATTAGTTATTGCATTAGGAACTATTTATGCTTATTGGGATGATATTAAAGAAGCGGTTAGTGGAGTTAGTGAAGAGCAAAAGAAACTTAATGAAGATAGTCAAAAAAATGTAGAATTACAAAATGAAAAATTAAAAACAATAGGCGCTCAAGATAATATTTTAAAACTTCAAGGTAAAAGTGAAAAAGAAATATTAGCTATTAAAATAAAACAAACTGACGAGGCTATTTTAGCTACTGAAATAAATCAAAAAAATCAAATACAAACAAATAAGTTAGCGGTTGAAGGAGCGCAAAGAAACTATGAACTTCTTAAATCTTATATTGATTTTGTTTCAACTCCTTTAAGATTTTTATATAAAACAGGTGCAGAATCTATTAATGGTATTATTGATTTATTAAATAAAATACCTGGCATTAATATAAAAAGTAAGTTAGACGAAACATTAGGAGATAAAGCTGCCGATTATTTAGCTAAATTAGGATTTGACCCTGAACAAGTAAAAGCAGATGGAGAGGCAACAATTAAAGAAAGTCAAGAAGCATTATTAAAATTAAAAAATGATAGAGCAGGTTCTGTTAATGCTATTAATGAAATTAATAAAAAAGCAGCTAAAGACCAGCAGGAGATATTATTAGAACAAAGAAAAAAACAACTTGATGCTATAAATGAACAAGCAAAAACTATTCAAGAAAATAGTGAAAAACTTGCAGAGGAAAAATTAAAAAAAGACATTGAGTTAAAGAAAAAAGCGGATGAAATATTAAAGCAAATCGACGCTGAACTTGCACTTGAAGAAACACCTCAACAAAAACTACAAAGAGAATATGAAGAACGCTTAAAAATATTAACAGATGCAGGAGCAAGTACTTTAGCATTAGACGCTAAATATGCAACAGATAGTTTTTTATTAGAACAAAAACTTGCAGCTGATAAAAAAGCATTAAAAGATAAAGAGTTAGCGGATGAAAAAGCTTTACAAGCACAAAAATTAAATACATTAGGAGTTTCATTTGGTAAGGTTTCAGAATTGTTAGGTAAAAATTCAAAGGCAGGTAAAGCGTTTGCAATTAGTCAAGCATTAATTAATACATATCAAGGTATAACCGCAGAGTTAGCAACAAAGACTGCTACACCTTTTGAGTTTGGTGTTAAGTTGGTTAACATAGCATCGGTTGTAGGAATAGGTTTTAAAGCTGTTAAAGATATTTTAAAAACACCAGAAATGAGTACTGGTGGTGGAGGAGTAAGTGCGCCAAGTGGCGGAGGTGGTGCAGGAGGAGCATCAGCACCAACATTTAATGTAGTAGGTAATGCAGGAGTTAATCAAATAGCAACTACTTTAGGAAAAGAGCAACCACCTGTTCAAGCGTTTGTGGTTTCAAAACAAATGACAAATCAGCAAGAAATGGACAGAAACATTGTAAAAAATGCAACCTTGTAAAAAAAACTTACAAATAAAAAGCATAAATTTTAAATTAATTTCGTTATAGAGTTATGGAAACGTATTTAGTAGATTTTAATCCTGAAGAAAAAAGAGGGATTTTCGGTTTCGCATTAGTTAAAGAACCTGCAATTGAAGAGGTTGGAATTTACCTATCTAAAGAAGAAGAGATAGTAATGCTAAAAGAAATTGAAAAGGGTTTGTTAATGACACCTGTTTTAATTCCTAATCAAAAAATATTAAGAGTTACGCCAAATGGTGAGCCTTATAACATAATGTTCCCTAAAGAAACTATTGAACTTGCTCAACGTCATTTTCATATTAACGGACATCAAAGCAATAGTAATTCAGAGCATACAGATTTAAAGTTAAACGGAGTTACAATTGTTGAAAGTTGGATTAAAGAGTTTGAGCAAGACAAATCTAACGAATACGGATTTGATTTACCTATTGGAACTTGGTTTGCAATTATGAAAGTTGAAAATGAAGAGGTAAGAGAAAAAATCAAAAGCGGAGAAATTAAAGGAATTTCTATTGAAGGAGAGTTTAAATTAAATAACTATAAAATGAGTAAAGAAAACACTTTTTTAAGTGCGTTAAAAGACTTACTTAGCATCAAAGATGATGTTCAAGTAGAGTTAAGCACAGAGGAAACGCCAACAGATACACCAAAAGAAGAGGATGTAAAGTTAGCGATTGATGCACCAGACGGAAAATACGTTGGTGAAGATGGAACTACATTAGTTGTGGTTGCTGGTGAAGTTACGGAAGTAATGAAAACAGAATCAGAAGTAGAAGTAGAAGTAGAAGAGGAATCAGTTGATATGCAAACGCAATTGAGCGCCTTTAAAAATGAAACATTAGTTGCAATTGGTAAAATGATTGAAGCTAATAATGTAAACCTTAAAGCAGAATTTCTAAAAGCAACTGAAATTTCTTTAAGCGCACAAACAACTTCAAGACCAGAAACAAGAGAGGTTAAAGAGCCTAAAAACTTTAAAGAAGCAATTTTAAACGAATTAAACAAATAATTAAATGGCAACAACAACAACAATTACATCAAACTACGCAGGTAAAGCCGCAGGTGGTTTATTTTTAAAAACATTCAAAGAAGCTGATGCTTTGAAGAATGGAGCAGTAACTCCTTACGAGGGTGTTAACTATGAACTTTGGTTACGTAAATTAGAAACTACAAATGGTCGTAGAGCTTACACTTGTGGACACGTTCCTGAAGGTTCTGTTACTTTGTCTGAAAGACTTTTGAAACCTAAAAAATTCAAAGATGATTTTGATATCTGTAAAGAAGATTTTAGAGCAACTTGGGGCGAAGAGTCAATGGGTGCAAGTGCACACAACAATACAATGAACAAAGAAATTTTAGACGCTATTATTGCTAATAAATTAGCTGATAATGCAGAGGATTTTGGTTCTATTATTTGGAATGGTAATTCTTCAAACGCAGATGAGTTTGATGGTTTCTTAAAATTGTTTTTAGCAGATGCAACAGTTATCGATGTTGATTTAGATACAATTACAGAAGCAAACGTAGAAGCTCAAATTAAATTAGCTTTAAATGCAGTACCTGTTCAATTGAGAGGTAAAAATACATTGAAAGTTTCAGTTTCTGCTGACATCGCTCAATTTTATAACTTCTTTTTAGCATCTAAAGGAATTGCAAATGGATTAGGTGGAAACGCTAATACTTCATTAGTATTTGGAAACTACACTTTAGTAGTTGATACAGGTTTACCATCTTCAACTATTGTAATTGCAGATCCTAAAAACTTGGCTTTTGGAACTGGTGCTTTAGCAGACCACAACCTAATCGAAGTTGTAGATGAGGATTCAATCGGTTTACTAACTGGAAAAGTTAGAGGTACAATGGTTTACAATGCAGGTGTACAATACGCTTATGGTTCAGAGATTGTTTGGGCAAGACCAATAGCATAATTATTAACATAACCGCTCGTTAATTCGGGCGGTTTTTAAAACATATCAAATATGGCTTGTGATTTAGGTAAAGGAAAAAAGATTGTATGTAAAGACCAAATGGGTGGAATTAAAGCGTTATACTTCGCTAATTTCGACGCTTATGGATATACAATAGCAAATCAAATAGTTACCGCTTTGGGAACTTTAGCAGAGGTTTTCAAATGGGAATTAAAAGGAACAACAAACACGTTAACACAGACTGCAAATGTTTCAAGAGATAACGGAACGGCTTTTTTAAGTCAAGTTATTGCAGCTACTTTTCCGAAATTAGATGCAGAAACTCAACAAGAGTTAACTCTAATGATGTACGGAAGACCTCAAGTTTTTGTTGAGGACTACAACGGAAATATACTACTTTGTGGTGTTGAAAACGGAATGGAAATGACTGCTGGAACTATTGTATCAGGTGGAGCAGGTGGAGATTTAACAGGATACACTGTTGAGTTAACAGGTACTGAAAAACTTGGCGCACCATTTTTAAATTCATCAATGAAAACTGCTTTATTAGCATTAGTTTCAACTGAAATAATTGGAGAGGCTTAATTAAATTTTATTTTTTTAAAAGGTATGATTAAATTCATACCTTTTTTTTTGCAAAAAAATCAAACTTTTTCGTTATATAATTATGAAAGTATTTAATTCAAACAATTTAAACCATACTTTAAAAGTAGTTCCACGTTTATACGTTGAAAATATTACTTTAGATATTCGACACGAGTTAACAGACACTAATACTACAATTGAAAATATAACATCATTCAAAGATAATGGATATTTAAGATTAGATTTTAATTTTGAATTTAAAGATGGTGGTAGTTACGAAATTGTATGCAGAAATAACAACGAATTGGTGTGGCGTGGTAAAGCATACGCAACAACCGAAACCGATTTAGAAAATTATAAACTATTATGAGCAAGCCAAATATAGAAATTATTAAATTATCGAGTTATGTAAGACCAGATGTTTACGAAAGACACGGAAAAGACTGGGTTTTAAATGGCGAAAATAATGAGTTTTACCAATATATTATAGACCGATACAATGGTAGCTCTACAAATTCAGCTATTATTGATTCGTATAGTCGTATGATTTACGGATTAGGTTTAAATATCGACATTCCTTTATTTAATAAAAAAGAAGTTCGCAAAATTGTAAAAGATTTTGAAATGTTTGAAGAGGCATCTTTTGAAATTATCTATAAAGGCGGTAAACCTTTAAAAATAGTTCACACACCTAAAGAGAAAATTGCACCTGAAAAGGCAAATGAAGAGGGAAAAATAACAGGATATTACTATTGTTACGATTGGAGCAATCAAAGAAAATACCCACCTAAAAGAATTGACGCTTATGGGTTTGGTAAAGGAGGTGATAGAAGTGAAATATTTGTAATTAAAGATTACCAAGTAGGGCAGTTTTATTTTTCAAATCCAAGTTATGTAAGTGCTTTGCAATACGCAAAGGTTGAAGAAGAAATATCTAATTTCTTTATAAACCACGTTCAAAATAAGTTTATGGTTTCAACTATCATAAATCTAAATAACGGAGTTCCTGAGAGCGAAGAAGAACGTAATAAAATTTCAAGAGAATATAAAGGTGGAACAACAGGAACTAATAACGCAGGAGTTGTAGTTGTAGCTTTTAACGATAGTAAAGAAAATGCAACAACAATAGAGCAAGTTCAAATAGTTGACGCATACCAACAATATGAGTTTTTAAGTAGAGAGGCACAACAAAAGTTAATGGTTGCACATAAGGTTGTATCGAGTGCTATTTTAGGAATAAGTAACGCAGCAGGATTTTCAAGTAATGCAGAAGAAATTGAAACCGCATTTAATGAAACGATGTTAAATGTTATTCAACCAAAACAAGAAATTATACTTGATGCTTTTCAAGAAGTTTTTACTTTAGTAGGAGGTCAAGAAGAATTGGAATTTATTCCATTAAGACAATCTAAAACAGATGAGGCTAAAAGCGGTGAACAACTTGTATTATCAAAACAAGAAATAAAACCAATTGCAGAACCATTAATTGAGTTAGGCGAAATAATAGACGAAAACGAGTGGGAATTAGTAGATGAAACTGCAATAAGTGGAGAACCTCAACTAACTGAAACTGCTTTACATTTAGCAAAAGTTCCAAGTTCTTTTCCAAACGTTACAAGTGAACAAGACACAAGTCTTTTTAAAATTCGTTATCAATATGCAGGAGCAAAAGAGGGAGAAAGAG